AGTCAATCGCCGTCTTGTACGGATGCCCTGCGATCTGGTACTCGCCGCTGCGAACAGTTTCGTACGATGTTTTGGTGCACCCTGCCAGCGCTACGATAGCGGCGGACACGGCGATTAAGCTATAACGTTTCATTTCGAAGTCCTTTCTTCTGTGTTGTTATACCACTGGGCCGACGATCGTCCCATTATTTACCAGCGTTCTTGCTGATCCGAATAGCGCGTTTCCGGCGACACCACCGGCCAGGCCAGACCCTGCGTTACCTGCCGCGCCGGCGCTGCCATTCGCACCGAATGCGCCACCAGCACCACCATTACCCGCATTAGTTCCGCCCGCAACTCCGGCAGCCGCTGCACCATCATAGCCTTGTCCTCGTCCGCCGTTACCCCCCGTTGTACCAGTCGTGGTTAACACCTGACGTGCTACTGAGTAGAGCGCGGCAGTCTGCACCACGCCACGGTAGTACCGGAAGCCGCCGTAGTCTATCGTCGTCGTCGCACCGCTAGGGATTACGCCTAGCGGTACGGCTGGAGAGCCGCCATTCCATGTGATCTGCCGGAAGCCCGCGTCTGTGTTGGCGTTCCAGTATGTCGCGTCGCCGTTAAGCACGCCCGAAAACGTGAAGCCACTGGCTGGGCTGCGTGCGCCTAGGCTTGTGGTCGACCCGGCACCACCTTTGCCTCCGCCCCCACCTCCGCTGCGGAGTGCGCCATTGATCGTGATCGTCGCACCGGTTTGCTGCACGTTAATGGCTGGCCCGCCAGCGCCGCTGTTAGCTACACCGCCAGCACCTTGAACCTCGCCATCGACTACGATTTCAAGATCGCCGCCGCGTCCAGTTCCAGTGAGAAGTGCCGCGATAGCAGGGTTAGCCGACCCGACGATGACGCCGGCTGCTATAATGACGATCTTCTTTTTGAAAGCGTCAGCCCAATCCCCGGAAGAGAACAGCGTCGAAATGTTCAGATTAGTAACGGTCGCTGCTACGGTCGCCACAACAGCCGCCGAAAACACCTCAACCCATGCCCCGGCTACCTTGGTGTAGCTGCGCTTGACCGGCACCCACGCCCCGCCCTGCTTGTAGAATATAGACTTTACAGGATTCCAAGATCCGGCAGTCTTGTGATATGTCGGCATAATGCACCCCTAGATCACGTACCAGAAGTCGCCATCTACCCCATCGCCGGGTGCTGGGTCTGATGTTGATATTGTAGGTGGCCTCAATACACCGGCATAGCCCGAGGCCTCTTGGGCGAACTCTTCTGCCTTAGCAGACCAATGCTTTGCCGAGTATCTGTTAGGGCCGGTCTCGACAGGAACATCCTCGTCTTCTGTCGCATAGCCTTTAGCCAGTGCGGCATTCTCGGCCGCGTTCTGAATGTCTACAATGTTGTCCGCAATAAGGGCAATATCGGCAGAAACAGGAGCGAAGATAGCAAGATCCTCCGCTACACTTTCAGCAAACCCCTCCGCCGTCGTAGCCGCCCCGACAGCAATTCCTGCGGCAGTCTCGGAGGTCTCAGCAGAAGTAGCACTCGCCCCCGCTGAAGTAGCCGAGGCCCCCGCAGCCGAAATCGCAGCCTCTGCGTATCCTTGAGCAGAACTAATCTCGGATACGGTAGGGCCGGCGACAATAAAATTACCTTGACGGATTAAAGCTTTGTTCTCCGCTATTTCTGAAACGAATGTAAGCGGAGTATCCCCGACCGGAACCCTAACAGCGAGTTCCAGATTATTATCCACCTGTTGAGTCAGGATGGTAAGAAGGTCCAGCGCCTTCTCGTGGGTAAGTGGAAGGAACTTACCCTCCTTACCAATCTTTTCTTGCTGGAGATAAGCTGCCCGACGGAGAATTCGAACTTGTTTCCCGACAGCAAGAGCTGCTGCCAGCACCGGATACCTTACCGTGCCGCTGGCAAAATCATCTGCAGGGAAAAACCCAAGGTCAGTGGTAACCTCAACAATCGTTGTATCGTCTGTACCATCGCGGATCAGCAATACAACATCGTCCTGCTTGAGGATTGTGAAGTCAAATCCCCAGTCTTTATTAACACCGTTGGCTACAAACCAATCGGTGAAGTACTTACGTGAAGTTACGGTCATAGCGGTCTCCGCCCGAGCAAGATATCATCATATTTGTAATCCCCTGTCGTGGCGCCATCCCACAATCCTTCGATTGAGTTCATGACTGCCCCTGAGGGTAGTTTGAAGTAGATACTTCCGGCCTCGGCTGCGGGACGGAGGGCGCTACCAATCTTTTCGTCCAGGTCCTTTTCCCAGTTCGTGAGCGCATCAAAAGCCTTGATACTCGAACCGAAGAACCTGGTAATCGGGGAGAGCTGGTAGTCGAAGCCAGACTCAGCCGAACTTGCAACTTCACGGACAAATGGCACGGATGCCAGGGGATACAACAAGGTTTTCCTAGCCGCCCACCAAGCTAGGTTCTCTTCTTCCTCAGGCCCTTGGCCTCCAAGTATGGCTCCGAGGATGGCCGGGAATACTACCAGATACATCCATTGGGGAAGGCGCTCGGTGAGAACTGTTCCCCAATCACCAGCCTTTATATCATTTCGCGTCTTCCTTGTCAAGTCAACTTGGGCGTTGTATTGACCGGAGAAGAACGAATAGAACATAGTGAAGAGCTTCATCCACTCTCCGCTGTTCATGACCTTGGCCAAGTCCTTGGTGGAACCGGCGCCCTGAGTCAAGCGAACAGTTCGGTCACCAGTCTTGACTGCACCGTCGACGTCAGTTGGGTTCTTGGCCAGAAACTCCGAGTAAGCACCAAGCCACGAGGCTGTGGATACATACTTGTCAAAGGCTCCGACCATATAGAAGGCATATCCACGGATACGATCGAGTGGGCTGTCGGACAATGACAGTTTCTTAACCGTGTCCTTGATATCTCGGTCCTGCTGATTGAACCTGTGGCGCATCTCGCCGGAGAGCTCATTAACCATCTTCATGGTCTGAACTGGATGAGCAGTCATTTGATACACGCCGTTGAGGAGATGGCCCTTGTTCACCCTCGTCATCGTGTTGAAGAAACCGAGCGGCTGAGCCATTGCCGTGGACAGGCGATAACCCATGCCGTACAAAGTTGCCCCTACGCGGATGCGCGAGAGGAATGGAAGAGCTTCATCCGGGGAGACCGGCCGTTCCGTAGCCACTGCTTTCAACCAGTGCTGGAGTTGCTTGTAAGTGGCTTCGCCCTCGACGTCCGAGATAGCCTTGCGGATTTCCGGATCCCAGAGAAGCTTGTAAGCCCCTCGCACCGGTTCACGATAAGCCAAGTCATGCACCACAGTCTGCACGTGAGCGGGAAGGATGGCCAGCGACAGTTTAATCGGCTTAGCGACCTTCGTCCGCTCGATAGTGAACTTGTGATTTGTGCCGGGCTTGATATACCGACTGTCCTTGAGCCAATCGCCCAGGGACTGATCTGCCGGAGTAGTGTCCTCAGCCAGGTTCAAACCACGCTGGGTTTTCCAATCATAAACCACAGGGTAGTACCCGCCCTTGTAGGTCCCGTGCTGGTTCGTGAACTCAGCGCCCTCGACTTGCGGCGGAGCCACACCAGTGAGTTTCTTTTCCAGCATCGCGATTTTGGGCCACAGGGTATCGAGCAGATCCCAGACCTTTTGAATACGATCCCAATCGTCCTTGGAAAGATGGCTCAGCACGTCCTGAAGCTCAACCTCAGTCCACACTTCGCCTTCGAGAAGCTTAGTCCGCGACGACAAGTTGCCCGTGTTTAGTGCGACTGCGTAGACTTCCTCCAAGGTCATCTTGGTATTCAGCGACGAGATGTTGACGATCTCACTCAAGCGCTTGGAGGAGATGCCCTCGAAGATCTTAGTAAGTTTGCCGTTATACTCCGTCATCATGTCGTTCTGGAGGTTCTGTGCATCCACGATCGGCTGGAAGATGTTCTCCATCAGCGGCCCGTTGATATCGCCCAAATCCAGCCATTCGATGATTTGTTCAGGCTTGAGCAACGACGCATGGAACTCGGTCAAGCGCTCGAACATACCTTCCTTGGGCTTGGAGTAAGTCTCCATCTTGGTCTTACGGGCAGGCCGCTGTGTGATCCGGTCGAGGGTTTCCTGCTTGACCTCGTTGAACTCACGAGCAGCCTGGGCCTTCTTCAACTTGTTCTTGGTGCGGCCAAGATGTTCCAGATTATCCAGAAGATCGCCCAGACCAAGAAGCTCGTCGACAGTTAGTTCTTTGTAGTTAACTCGGTTGACCTCACGAAGGAGCCTCGCCGGGATATCCACGACGACCTGACCATCGGCTTCGACCTTGTCAATGAACTGCCGGAGAGACTCACGACGTGTCAGTTTCTTGCCCGAGACTTTGGCGAACTCGTACTGCTCGACTAGATCACGAATGCGCTCCATGAAGCTCGGATCAATCGTAAGCGAGGTCTTGCTGGTGTAACGAGCGGCCTTGTCTCGGATCTTAGTGATCTTGTCGTTTACGACTGAGGCTTCGTTGGCCAGGGCCTGAGCCATGAGCTGCTTGCGCTTGAAGTCGGCAGCACTGCGCCAGTCACCCTTGACGATAGCGGACTCAATTCTGGTCCCGAGCCTGTCGACAGTCTGCTGGAGTTTAGAGATAGAAATCTCTCCAACCTTCTTTTTGTAGAGAACATTGCGAGCAATCTCCCGCGCCATTTGTTTCGCTTGTGAAACGTTTCCGCGTGACTGACCTGCTTTCTTTCGCAACGCCAGGTACTCGGTGGCGAGAACCGTGAGCCTACCATCCTGCGCCATCATGGCCTTGATCGCGGTATCACGGAGCTGGCTGTTGTCATAGTCCTCGCCGAAGCGATTGATCATCTCCTGATTTGCCGCTTCCTTGGCAGCATCTTTCAGTGGCGGGGCATTGACAAAGTCATAGACCATGTCGTCGACCGAGGGGTAGCCAAGAAGTTCCGAGATAACCTCAGGAGCCACGCCGCTCTTCTTGAACGCAGACGCCGGGAACTTGGACTTAGCCTCTGGCCCGTAGTTGAACTGCTCGGGGTCCATGGACAGTGCCGTGGTCTTGAGCTTTTCGTACTGCGAGTACGGAGGGGTTTTCTTGAGCTTGGCTTCGAACTCCCGGGTAAGCTCCTTCATGATCTCACCACGCCAGCCCTTTTCCAGACGAGCTTGCTGCCCGACGATACGCTCGCGAGTGACATTCATGGCCTCGGTCTTGAGCTCCTCTACCATATTCTGGTAGGTCAGGTACTCAGCCGGATCCATGCCGAACTCTTCGGCCGACTTGATCAAGGGCGCGAAAGCTCGGTCAGCCGCAAGCTCTTCAAACCGCTGTTCAGTCACGAGCATGCGATCGAACACGCCTCGGATATCGTCGTTGATCCTGACGCCGAGCCCTCGGATGGACTTGTAGATGGCCTTCATCCAGTTCGAGAACGTGGTCATGATGCCCTGAAGTTCAGGTGCCGGAGCCTTGCCCTCGAAGAAATAAGCTTCAGTCCACTTGGCGAACTTCTCGTGCTGCTCGCGAGTGATCTTGCCGTCTTCCTTGATCCCGAGTTTCTTGCTGATCAGCTGCCAGTCCTGGTTAATGTTCTCCGAGGTCTTAGCAAGATCACGCATAGTGTTCAGGAAGAAATGTCCGGCCTCGTGGAGAAGGGTAGACATATCTGCATTTTCGAACAGGGTGATCAGAGCCTGGTCGTCGTTGAACTGAATGGAACCACGAGCATCCTGGAAGTATTCCTCGACGTTAACTACTCCGTCGTCGTACATGACAAAGTTGTAAGTGCCCTCACCCTTGTCGCGGGAAACACCGTCAAGGAACTTGTGCCCTGGAATACCAGCTTCAAGAAGCATCATAGAGGCAACTTTGTCCCCGCCGACATAGCGAGAAAGTTTGCCATAGAACTGATAAGCAGTAGTGCTCTCCCAGTTCTTGCCGTCAATAAGATTGATTAACTCCTTATAGTCTGCCTTTTTCTGCGGGCTCGAAAATAGTCCTGGCTTGTTGATTTCCAAGGACTTGATAGCGGTTTGAACCTGCTTGTTCTGCCCCGAAAGTGAACGGTCCCAGAAAAGAAGCTGATCATCTTCAGGAAGATCTACACGGAAGAGACGCCCAGCTTCAGAGGCACCAATTTCCTGCTTGAGTCCCGAGCGCCCGAAGCTTTTCAGGGCGGTCAGTGCAACTGAGTTATTAGCCCAGCGCTCGCGAAGCTTTCGGATCTCCGGGTCTTTAATCCCGCCCAGAGAAGAATTGCTCGGCAAAGCCTTAGCTTCTTCCAATTGCTTAGCCTGACGCCGAACGGTCATTTCAAGGGTAGCGATCACGCTTTCGTCTGGGTTGCCGTCTTTGAGCAAACGATCGAGAGTATCGTAGACCTTGGGATCCTTCGCGCGATCGTAGACACGACCGTCAGGAAGAGTGATCTTCGCGGAAGGCCTGCCCTTGCCGTTGGTAAGCGTGCGCTGGTAATACTCGGCCAAACCACGGCTTTCAGCAAAGTACAGACCCCAGCCGAAAGCTTGTGCGCCCTCGCCCGTTCCGATTTTGCTCAGATCAAACTTGTCAAAGACATGCGGCGATCCATGCCAGGCTGATTGGAAAAGGTTAGCCCCGTCAGACCCCTCATCCACACTCTGACTGAGACCCCTCTGCACCTCCACCGAATATTGATTGAACAGTTCGGAAGGCGTGGTCCCTGCTCGCTGCGCCATAGTGTTGAAGTACGCGGAGAACAGAGTCACGTACTTGTCAACCGCATCCTTGGTGAACCCGATATCCGTGATCTGCTTCCGGAGCTCTTCCATCTCAGGAAAGATCTCAACTGGCTGCGACGGAGTGCTCGGCAACGCCCCTGACGTGTCAGTTACTTTTTGAGCCTGAGCCACTTCCGAGAGAAGTAACTGGTCGAGAGTTTCACTGAACGACTGGATTTCGGCCTTAGAGTATCCTCCCGGCGAGGTCCGAACAAGTGCGAGCAGAGCGTTGTCTTTAGGGTCTTTGCTAAGATGCGCAATGAATTCTCCTACCGAGATTTCCACTTCATCATTCGTGGCGAGGGCTTCGTTGAGGCGTTCTCGCCAGTTACGCATGGGGACGGAACTGAGGTCGTTGCCCTGAGACTGGAAAAGCTTCTGAGCCTCTTCCGCCGGGAGGTAAAGCTTCTGATCCCCTAGCTGCTTGTCGATCAGGGTTTGAGCCATATCCGGAGCGCGCTGGATCAGCTGGTTGCCGTCAAGCTGAGTAATGGTCTTTGCCAGCGCATCATGGTCCTGCTTGTTCTTCCGGATCTCGATCAGGTCTGCCCCGAAGCGAGTGGACGAGACAATCGGAGCCATAAGGGACATGACCTGAGCGGCCTGAACACCAGCTTCGTAGAGTTGATCCGCAGCCTCTTCTGCAGTGATGGCCTTGAAGTCTCCGGAAGACTGAGACTTAGCCATTTCACCGGCAACGATCTGGAGACCTTGCTGAAGCACTTCAGTCGTGACTTCGGTTGAGAAGGTCTTGCCCACGTTCTTGGCAAAGTCTGCAAGAGCGGTTCGAACACCAGGGTTGGACAGAGCCGTTGCCATGCCCTCTTTGGTGGCGAGCGACATGAGACGTTCGGCGCCGGGAACCACACTAGCGACCTGGCCGAGCGACAAGCTCTCAAGCATTGCGCCGCCGGAGCCAGTGATCAGTGACGCCATTTCAACTAGTTCAGGCTCGAGGGGCAGACCCTTTTCATCCCGGAACTGTTGGAAGTAGATACGCGAGAGACCCTGT